TATTAGATGGTATTGCTGACATATTAGATGGTATTGCTGACATATTAGATGGTATTGCTGACATATTAGATGGTATTACTGACATATTAGAATCCCACATTTGATTAAAATTATTTGAATTAATTGTAGTATTAGAATTATAATTATCTAATATTGATTGTTGTTTTTTAATTTGTTCTTGTAATTGATTAATATATAACTCTTGTTGTTTTTGTGCATTAATTTTAGTTTCATATTCTTTATTTTTTAATTCTTCTTTTTGTTTTTCAATATTTATTTCTTGAGGTGACATAAATTGTGATTGTTTTTTAGATGGATTAATAATTTTACTTAATAATCCAGGATTTGATGCTAAAACTGAATCTAATCCTAATAATTTTGATGTATGAGCTTTTGAAAAATGAAAAGCACTTGCAGAAGCAACCATTAAATATAATAATTTAATTTCAGGTGCCATTTTTCTACCAGAACTTTTATATTTTTCATATATTTCTTCCCATGTATCATCCCAATTATCTGTTTCAATTGATAAATGTTCTGACCATCCAGTTAAATGGAAATTAAATGGATCATATTTATCATTTAAAAATTCAATAACTGAAACTGATTGTAATAAAATATTTTTATACATTTTTACACCAATTCTTTTATCTGCAAAACTTTTTAATAATTCATATTCATATTCCATTTCTTCTAAAGATGAATTAAAATCATATTCTTTAGATAAATTATATCCTTTAGTTTTAATTTCAGATAATCTTCTTAACATTTCTATTTTTTTCATTCTAACTTCTTGTTGAGATAATTCTTTAACTTCTTTTTGTAGTGGAGGTATATTTTGTGAAGATGTTATATTTTGTGATAATGGTATATTCTGTGATAATGGTATATTTTGAGATACATTATTATTAGAAAATGTATTTAATGGTATAACAGGTGGTAGTTGTAATGATATATGTGAATCATTTTTTTGTTCATTTAATGAAGTTATTTGTTTATTTTGTAATATTTGTGATTTATTTAAATAAATTGGTATTTGTTCAACACATTGACGTGAATTTGATATAGATTTATTAGAAGTATTAGATTTATTAGATTTTATAGATTTTTCAGAATTAGAATTAGAATTAGAATTAGAATTAGAAGTAGACCCTTTCATAGAATGTTTTATAGATGTTTCTGTATTAGTAACATCAATTATTTCAGATGATTCACTTTCTGTTTTTTTATTAAAAACTATTTTATTAGGATTTACTAATTTATTAAAATAATAATCAGTATCTGTTGATAAATTTTTTTTATCATTATTTTCTAACAAGTTTTCACCATTATTATTTTGATAATTTATTTTTAAATCTGATGATGTTTGTGAATCTGACATTAATAATATTAATATTCTTTTCTTTATATTAACGCATATAAATGATATAATAGATCTAATAAAATAATATATCTAATAAACTATTTTTTATATAATATTAATTAATTATATATTTTTATTTAGAAATTATTATCTTCTATTTTACATTATATAATGAATTATTGTACAATTCAAGAAGCATGGGGTAAACAAATAGAAAATTTTACAAATGATATTATAAATGATGATAATAATGATAATAATAATAATAATAATAATAATAATAATAATAATAATAATAAAATAAAATATTTAGAAAAAACTAATAATGAAAAAAAAAATAATTTATTATTTAATATAAATTACGATGAAACATGTGATTGTGACTTATTATTTAATCATATTAAAAACTGTCCTAAATGTTATAATAAAATAAAAAATTATTTTAGACCTAAAATAATTGAATATTATCATAATATAATTGAAGATAATAAAGATATAATAACATTAATATTAATTGGATTATTTATATTATTATTTTATAAATTAATTAATAATTTAACAAAATCTTAATTAATTCCATGATATATAAAAAATATTAGGTTCATAAAATATTATTTTAAATCCATTTTTAATTAATTGTTGTTCAATATATAAACAACAATCTTTTAAATTATATAATGGTAAACCTACCATAAATTCTGGTATTTGATACCAATATTCATAAAAATTTGCACTACTTGCTAATTCTATTCTTTTTTCTATTTTATCAAAAATATTTTGATATGTTATAATTTTTCTTTTATTTCTTTCTGTTTGTTGATTAAATAAATCAATAGCTTTTACCATATTATAATATAATATAAAAAATAATTTTTTTAAATAAATTAATTATTTAAAGAAACTAATATATTATTGATAATGGTAATTAATACATTATGTTTAAGCGGTGGAGGAATAAATGGTATTTCTTTTATTGGCGCATTAGAACATTTAGAAAAATGTAAATATATTAATATTAATGAAATTAATAATTACATAGGTACATCTATAGGATCTATTTTTTGTTTATTTTTTATATTAGGTTATACTTTACAAGAAATAAAAAAATTTATTATGAACTTTGATTTTAGCCCATTAAATAATTATAATAATAATAATTTAGATAATATATTAACTAACTATGGTATAAATAATGGTGATGTATTTTTAATAATAATAATAAATTTTATAAAATCTAAAATAAATATTGAAAATATAAATTTTATAGATTTATACAAGCTTACAAATAAAAAATTAAATATTATAGGAACAAATTTTACAAAATCTTGCGAAGAATGTTTTAATTATGAAACATCACCATTAATGAATGTAATTATAGCAATAAGAATATCAATATCAATACCAATATTTTTTGCACCTGTTTATTATAATAATAATTATTATATTGATGGAGGTGTTTATAATAATTTTGGTTTAAATTATTCAAATATAAATAATACCATAGGAATATATATTAAATTTAATATTAATAATAATATTAATTCAGTTATTGATATATTTATTGGAACAATTAATATTATTTTTAATTCACTAAATGAAAAAAATATTAATAATATGTCTAATATAATTCAAATTATTCATGAACCTTTAGATTGTATTACTTATACATTATCACAAGAAGATAAAAATAAATTTTTATTACTTGGTATTAACTCAAGTAAAAAATATTTAAAAAATATATATATAAATAATATTAAAAAAATTTTATTTAATTTAATAATTAAAATTTTTAATAAAAAAAAAGTATTAATTACTAATAAAAAACATAATAAATCAACACAAACATAAAAATTATTTATTAAATAATTCTGTTTTATTATTATAATCTTCAATTTTTTCTTTATAAGATTTAATATCTTTATAATCAAAATTAGGTTGTAATATAAATGCTTTATCTAGACTGGAAAATTTATCAGATATTACTGTATCTTCAATATATAATTTATTAATATTATCAATATATGTAAATTTATTATCATGTACTAATTCATATGGTAAATATTCAATTATATCTAAATTGTTATTATTATTTTCTTTTTTATTAATAAATTTATTATTAAAAATATTATTATTAATAATTTCAGAATCATAATTAATAGATATATTATTTCTATTTTTTATAAAATTATCATATTTAATATTAATTGGCTCATTATCATCATTAAATATATTATTATTATCTAGTTCTTTACATTTTTTATTAAAATCATCATTATTTTTATTATTAAATAATAAATTATTATTATTAAATTTTTTAAAATTATTTTTTAATTCATAAAACATTTCAGATGTATTTGAAATAAAATTATTATATTTTTCTCTATTTTTTTTATTTAATAAAATTTGATTTGCTAAAATTATATGATAATATATATCTTCTTCTAATTCTGAATTTTTATCTGGATGAAAATTTTTAATAACATTAATAAATTTTTTTTTTATTTTTTTTTCATCATCATTTATATCAACATTTAATATTTCATATAAATTATATTTTAAAGTATTAAAATCTATTTCAATAGACATTAATAATAATTAGAATATTATTTTTAAATTAAACATACTTTAATTTAAAAATAATATATATATTTAAAATATTTTAAATATAATCATAAATTTTTTGTGTTAAAAATAATTCTAATGATTCTACAGTTCGTTCACCTTGATAAATAATTGGTTTATCATTTATATCAAAAATTATAGTTGGAAAACCTTGAATATTATACTTATTACACATTTCTGTACAATCAGATTCTTCAATTCCACGAATATCAATTATATTATATTTATTCATATTTAATTTAATTTTATTTTCAAATTTATTCCAGATAGGTTTAAATTGTATTGAATAACCGCACCAATCAGCATAAAAATTATAAATTTTTATATTATATTGTTGATTATTTTGTTTTTTATGCGTTTGTTCTAATGTTTGATGTTGATGTTCTAATGTTTGATGTTGATGTTCTAATGTTTGATGTTGATGTTCTAACGTTTGCTGGTGTTCTTCTAATGGTTCAAATGGTTGTAATGATTGTAATGAATGTGGATGTTGTATAAGTGGTGCATCTTGTGATATTTCATAATAAGAAAAATCTTCTTTTAATTCTTGTTCTGAATTTATATTATCATTATTATTATTACAATTAGTACAATTAGTATAATATAAAAATATTAATAATAATATAATAATTCCAATCCATATATTTAAACTATTATTTTTTAACATTATATTAATATAGATAATAATAATTATTTAGTAAAAAAATATTTAAATTTTTTTTTCTATATTATATTATATAATATATGTCTTCTAATAAAATATCACCATATAGATTTGATAAATATATACCATTATTTGGTAGAAAAAATGATAATCGTGTTAGATTATTTTTACATACATTAGAAAAAGTTGCATTACAAAATATGAAAAATGATTCAAGAAGTGAATTAGAATTACAAGATGTACGATTTATTACTAAAAAAATACCATTTTATGATAAATCACAAAAATATATGGATGTTAAAGATTTCTTAGCATTAAATTATATAAAAGTAATAAATGATGTATCTGATAAATCAATTCCTGGTAAAATAACTATGTTTACAACAGAAGTAGAAAAAGTTAATAAACCAACTGATGAAAGTTCTGAGGGTATAGTATATAATCATGCACAATCTGAATTAGGTTCTGACAATTTACTAACATTACAACCAACTATTAGTCATAATTCCAGTAATAAATGGGAAGGTGCTATTTCACAAGATCCTTTAAAAACAAATCCATTTATTAATGATGATAATTGGAATAATAGAGATACTCTATCATTAGATCCTACAAGTGACAAATTTTCACAAGATTCAATACATTCTGAATGGGTAAAATTTTTTGGACAATTTATGCTTAGAATTGCTGATTCAACTGAAAAAAAAGATGAAACAAATAAAATTGAGATATTAAGTATTATTAATAATTTATCAGGAACTAAACAAACTAATAGTATTGAACATTTTATGCAATTAGTAGTTAAACTACTATTTAAAAATTTAAATGGTACCCATGAAAATTTATATATTGTTTCAACATGGGATAAAATAAATAAATATACATATGAAGATGTTAATAATTTATTTTATAATTTTCATTTATATAATTTTATTGTTGTATCAAACTTAAATCATTCTGCAAAATGGTTTAAAAATGATGAATCAAGATTTTTAAGTATTACAAATTGTTTAAATGCAGCAATAGGAATACCATTATATCAATTATCAGAACCAGGTCATAATAAACCATATCATATTTTAACAGGAAATAAATTATTTGAATATCCACAATATAATTATGCTTTTTATTCAAATAGTTTAATTGCAAGTTCAAATAATAAAATATTAATAAATTTAGTAATAAATTTTTGTTTATTTAGATTTGCTAAATTTCTTCACCTAACACGCACTAATAATATTAACTTTTTAGATCCCATATTAAATTTATATAATACACATATATATAGAAATTTTACAAAGGATTTATATAAAAACATTTATACCGCTACTGAAGTAACTGAATATTTTAACAGTTTATATATTTTGAATGATATGATAGCTAAAAATAATCAACATAAACCAAAAACACAAGAAGGTATAAGTGATGAAGAATATGAAGATGAAGATCACGAAGATGATGAAGAAAATGATGATACAATTGGTATTAAAGCGGCGCGGATCATGCTTGATCAACAAGCAGAAGATGAAGGTGAAAATGATGGTGCTGGTGCTGGTGAAGGTGAAGATGATGGTGCTGGTGCTGGTGCTGGTGCTGATGATGTTAGTGGTGCATTCTTTCATAAGATGCCATATAGAAACCTTTTTAATTTAGTAAAATTCAGTATGGATGATGGGGATAATCAAAAAAGTATAGATGTCAATGAAAACTTTAATAAACACAGTGATACATTTTTTATATATAATAATAAAAGTATTTTATCATATATATATATAATTTCAAATAAGCTAGCATGTGTGTTATTCTATAAAATATTTGAATTTATAGAAACAGAGATAAGGAAAGCACGTGAACGTGAACATGCAGATGGTATTGGTCAAGACATTGATGCACATGAAGAGCATATATTACAATATATTAAAATAATGTTTACAACACAAGATTGGTTAATACCACAAATTAAAGACTCTTTACTAATAACATTTGAAACTATTACCGCAGATTTACCAGCGATCCATAATATAAGATTTCATTTTAATCAATTAAGTAAATTAATAGCCGGTGATGGAAATGAATATTTTATGTATAATTTTATAGATAAGTTAAACAAATTATTAGTAAGATGTAATTCTTCTGATATACAATTATATTATGATAAACTAAAATATACTTATTCAAAATATCAAAATAAATTTTTAATAGATGATATGACAATATATACGCAAGATAATGATTATAAACATCTTGAGTTATCAGAAGATATAAATATTAAAACCAATAAAGTATTAGATACACATAAAATAGATCATTATTATCAAGGTAATAAAATAAATCATGTTAATATTATTAGTTTATTAGCTAATAATGGGTGTACTAAACAAAAAAATAAATATGAATTTAAATGTTATAAAGAACAAAAAGATAATACAATACGACACGAAAAATTATGTTTAACTTATAAACATGCATTTATAATAGTATATAAATTATTAGATATGTTACAAACTAGTCAAATACATGATGTATATAAAAGAAATATAAATTATTTTAAACAATTTTTAGAAAGCAAATTTAATGATTCTAATTATTTATCTTCTATAGGAAATAGCATACCAGTTCATGGTATAAAAAGTTATTTAATAACTGAGCATTATAAATATTTTATGGAAAAAATATTACCAGAAATAATAAAAGAATTTAATGATAAAAATTATGAAGGACAACAACAAATTTCTTTTGACTATAAATTTGATAAATATTATACTAAAATATTAGATGAATTAGAAACAGAACAAGACGAAGATATAGTTTCAATAATAAATGAAAAAGATCCATTATCTTTCTTTGATAGTTTAATAAATATTGAAACAGGTAAAGATACCTATAAAAATATATTTATTCGAAAATCAGATGGTAAATTATATAAAAAAAATGCTAACGGAGAATTTAAAAGCATTTCTAAAGGATCAGATGAATATAATAGTATTAAAAGAACTAATAAATGTAGAACTACTCAGATAAAAGAAACAAGTAATTTAAAATGTTATGAATACTTAAATGATTGTTTAATGGGAAAAAATTTTAAAGGATGTAAACGTTTTTTAAGTAATTCAGATTTTTGGCCAACATCTGTAGAAGAAATTAATGAGATGCATCCAAGTGAAATAATAAATACATTATTAGCATTTAAATTTCAAGTTGTTAGTATATTTGATAAAGAAGTTAATATGTCTTTAAATTTTTTTGAAAATATAGAACAATGGAAGAATAGTTTAGATGAAAAAAGAAAACTAGATAAAACACACGATGATTATTTAACTGACGATGAATATAATGCAATTATTGGTAACACTCGTTTATTTTTCTATTTAAAAAAATTAATAGAAAAAATAAATACAAATCCTGGTATTTTAAATAAAAACTATAATGAAAATGTTATATCTGGATTTAATTATGATTCTAAAAATAAAACACGTTTAGAACACTACGGTGTTCAACAAGGTCAAATATATTCAAAACCATATACAACTCTAGAAACAGTAACACGCCAAAACCCAAAACAACAACAAAAACAAAAGAGTAAACCTGAAGATATATTTAATATGTTATCAGATTTAGGAAATCTAAAAGGTATATTTTCAACTAGAGGGGGAGCTAATATAAAAGAAGATATTTATTCAATGGATGGTGGATCAAATATAGTAGTAAGATCTTCATTTGGACCTAATAGTTTACCTTCAATGTCTGTAATACCAAATTTTTCTGTATTAAAACAAAATATGCAACAAACAAATTATAAAACAAGTGGAATAATAGAAAAATTATATTTGGAAGTTTTAAATAAATTAAAAACTATTAATAAAGATATATCACCATCTCAAAATGAAAGCATTTTAAAACATATTAATGATTTAAAAGAAAAAGAACAAAAATTAAGTATGATGATATCATATATAAATAAATATATAGATTTATATGAAATCTATGGTGATAATGACAATTCAATATTAACAATAGAAAATATTACAAAATATTTAAATAAACATAATAAAGTTTTACAAAAAACAAATATTAAACGATCTGATTTAGTATCACTTATAGAAACAATAGCCGAAACATTTATTAATAAAATGGGAGTTACTAGTGACGATAACAAAACTAATAATGGAAGACCAACAACTAATAATGGAAGACCAACAACTAATAATGGAAGACCATTAACTAATAATGAAATTAAATCATTATTTGATTAAATAAAAAAAACATTATTTGATTAAATAAAAAACATTATATAAAAAATATAAATTTATAATAAAATCATTATAAATTTATATTTATATTATTTAATAATAATATGGCAATAGGATTATTAATTTTAGTATCTGTTGGTAAAGAAAATTTATATTTTTCAACACAACCAGAAATAACTTTTTTTAAAATTGCATATAGACGTCATACAAATTATTCAATTGAACAAACACCACAATATTTTAAAACAACACCTGATTTTGGAAGGCGTTGTACTGTTAATATAAGTAAAAATGCAGATTTATTAGGGATGATATATTTATATATTGAGTTACCTAATATTCAATTAGAAAATTTTAATAATAATATTAATAAAGAATTTGCATGGGTGAATAAAATAGGATTAGCATTAATAAATTTCATAGAATTTGAAATAGGAGGTAATATAATAGATAGACATTATGGTGATTGGTTAAATATTTGGTTTGAATTAACAAATAATAGTGGAAATAATTTTGGTTATGATAAAATGATAGGTAATATTTCTGAATTATATAATTTTTCACAAACTAAATTAAATTATAAATTATATATACCATTATGTTTTTGGTTTTGTTTAGATTCTGGTATTACATTACCAATAATATCTTTAATTCATAATGATATAAAAATTCATGTAGATTTTAATGATTTTAATTATTGTTATAAAATATCACCTTCAAATTATATAAATGTAAATAATAATTTTTGTTTATTAAAAAAAGGTGAATTATTTTATCAAAATTATAAAAATAATGAAAATATTGGTGAATTTATATCTTTTGATGTAATTAATCAACAATTATTTTATAATCCAATTAAAGGTCAATTTTTAATACCATTAAATGATAATGATAATAATTTAAAATTAATAGGTATGGATACTAATTTTGAATTATTTATTAAAACTAATAGTATTATTATTAATGATAATAGTTATTTTAAATTTAATACACCATCAATAATAGATTCTTATTTATTAATAAATTATATTTATTTAGATAATTTTGAAAGATATAATTTTATTAATAATAGTCATGAATATTTAATTCCAGTTGTACAATCATTACCTGAAAAAATAATTTATTCAACATATACAAATTATAAATTATCACTTATAAATCCAGTTAAATTATTAATTTGGCGTGCATATTTATTATGTAATAAAAATTTAAATAATTTATTCAATTATACAACAAAACCCTATACTAAACAAGAAGAAAATATAATAAATAATAATTTAATTGTGATAAATTCAATTAATAGAATGAATTTAGATAGTTCAGAATACTATACATTAATACCAAAATATCAATATGAGTTTACAAATAAACAAAATGGTATATATATGTATTCTTTTGGATTATATCCAAAAGATTTACAACCCAGTGGTGCATTAAATTTTAGTAAATTAGATGATGCATATTTACAATTAAATATGAATAAAATTATAAATTATCAAAATCCAGCATCAATAAGATGTTATTCAATTCAATATAATTTACTTAGAATAAAATTAGGTATTGCTATAATTGGTTATTAATTTTATATCCATGCTAAACCACCCATTCCACTCATAATACGTAATATATTATATTCTTTTACAACTATATTTAATGTATAAGGATTATTTAAAACATTAATATTTGATGTAATATTAAATGATATATCATCAAAATGTGAAAAATTTAAAAAACCAGATGGTTGTAATTCATTAGGATATAATGAAAATGTATATGTATAATATCCAAAAGGTAAACTATTATTAAATTTTTGATAAGGTATAATATCTTGAAAATATATATAATCTCTAGGTGTAAATAATTCAACTCCATTAATTTTAATACTCATTTTATCAATAGGTGAAATTTTATTAATTAATTGATTATTTTTATATTGATATTTGATATATATATGTAAAATATAATTTTTTTTAGTATCAGATAATTTATTATAATATTTATTTTCTATAAACATTATTAATTTTAATAATTCTAAATCAGTATTTAAATTAATATTAAAATTTTTACAAATTCTATTAATTTGATTAAATAAATTTAATTTAATATCAATATCAATTGTATTAATAAAATTATTAATATCTAATAATATATTTGTAATAATTTCAATATCTTCAACATAATTATTTTGTTCTATAGATGTATAATAATTATATTTTATAAATTCATTATAATAATATATTGCTTGTGTATATCTATAATATTTATCATCATAATCATTTGTAATTATTTTATAATAATTATCATTTAAATTATTAATAGGTTTAGTTATAAAATATATATCTTTTATTAAATTATTTAATTTTTTAGATACATTAACTGATATATCTTTAATAAAAATATTAGAATATGATATAAATCGTTCAATTATATATTCATGACTATATGAACCAAATAATTTTCTTTCTTCAGTATCTAATAATATAACATCATTTACTAAATTAATTTTTATAATAGGTTTAATTAATGGTAACAAATGTTCATTATTTAAATTTAATATATATTCAATTGTATTTAATTCATATTCTAATCTTAAATCAATATTTGGTAATGCTAATAATGGTATTGATAATCCTGGTTTATTATTAAACCAAAATAATAATGGAAAATATACTTCCCATTTAGAATTATTAAATAATCTTATCTTTGTTAAATTATTAAATTTATCACGTTCATTATCATTAATATATAAATTATAATAAATATTATAATTTAATTCATTTAATTCTTCAATCATTTGATTACCAATAAAAAATTTAATATATTTAAAAATTTTTAATATATCATCAAATTTTGGTTCAATTGTTTGAATATTATTAATGATAGAAGTTGATTTTTTTTTTTTCATATTATCAGTTTGAATAAAAATATCATTATTATTTATATTATGTAAATCATAAGCTATTAAATAATAATAACTTGCTTTATTTATTATATTTTTACTTAATAAAAAAAATATTTTTAATAAAATAATATTTGATTCATTTAAATTTGATTTATCATTGTCAAATATAGATAAATCAATACTAGTATTAATTAAAAATAATGTATTAATTTTATTAATTATTTCATTATCTAATTGAATAGAAAAGAATAAATTAATAGTTGATGGATCTAAGAAAAATAAAATAAATGTATTAAATATTTTTTGATTATTTATTAATATTTTAAATAAACTTAAATCAAAATTTAAAAATTCATATAATATAGGATTATTTATTACAAAATTAAATAAATCAATATTATATGATAAAAATATTATTAATGCAGGATTATTAATAATAAATAATAATATTAATCTATGTTCTAATAAATCAATAATATCAGAATCATTTGAAAAATTATTTATAGGATCATTAAATATCTCACTTATATCAAAATCAGGATTATTTAATAAATTTAAAATTAATTCATTTGATAATAAAATTATTAATAATGGATTATATAATAAAGATGGTTTAGATATAAAATAATTTAATACAAATTGATTATTATTTAATAAATTAAAAAATATATTATTATTAATAAATAAATTAAATAAATTAACATTATCCATTATTTTTTTTAATAATAAAGGATTAGATATTAATAAATCAAATAAAGATAATGATTTTGATTGTATAATTAAATTATCTTGTAATTTATAATCTTTAATATTTTCATTCATAAATAAATAAATTGTATTAATATTATTTTGATCTTTAAATACTCCTAAATGATAACAATTTTGATAAAAAGATATATCAAAAACTGGATATATATTATTTTCTAATATATATATATATGATATAGTTATATCAATCTTTTCATTTAATGAAATTATATAATATGTTCCATTATTATCAATATATGTATCAAATATTTTACAATTATATTTATTATTATTAATATCAATAATAATAATTTTATTTTGTATATAAAAACTAGATATAAAACCATTATTATCAGATGTATTATTATTAATTTTAATTTTATAAAAATAATTATCAAATTCTTTATTATTTCCATCATATGGAATAATATAAAAATTATCATTAATTGAATATTGATAAGGAAATTCAAATTCAATATATACTTTTTTATTAAAAATTGGTTTTATAATTATATCATAATCTAATTCAATATATAATTGAGATAATATAATATTATTATTATAATTAATTTCTTGATTAATAATTAATGTATTATTATTAAATATAATATTATTATTATCAATAATAATATTATTAATTTGATATTTATATTTATTATTATTAATATAAATAAAATCATTAGGTAATAAAATTATTAAATTATTATCTTGTAAATAAAATGTTGTAATATTCCACATATTTTTTTGAACAAATCTAAATAAAGATAATTCAGATAATGAATAATTATTATAAATAGAAAATATAGTTTCATTATTATTTTTATAAATATTTATTGATTTATCATTATTATAATATATAT